TGTTGTTGAGATAGATAAGATGAGAGATATGAATGAAAATACAATTAACGTGGCGAAGGGAATCTTTGGATTTGTCTTCGAGAACAGAGACAAGCTTGACACAAATGTCTTCAGGACATTGACGCATGATCTCGGGATCATCATTCGTGGTGATGATATGGCAATGCCATACACAGCTGGGAACCAGCATATGATGGACGAGCTGGTAGCTGGAAATTAAAGCTTGACGATTCTAGAAAAGCATATATAATATTGGAATGAACGCTGATTGCGACATACAAATGAACGAGAAACAAATTGCGAACCTCAATGCTTGGAAGCGATGGGGAGCAATGATGAAGATGTTGAAGGCTATCCATCGTGAGATTGAGCCACAGAAGCAGTTTTTGAAAAAAGCTTTAAACTAAAAAAAGAAAGGAATTAATATTATGGCAGTTAAGAAAAACCCAGCCCCCGTCCTCGCATGTGTCATTTCTGGTCAATCTAGAAAGACATCACACAACTACTTAAATGATAAGGCAAAGCGTCTTGGAGTTAGTAGTGATTGGTTGCTTACCAACTATGTAAGCAAGTACGTATGTAGTCAGCTTCGTGCTGGTAGATCGCTAAGTGATCTTAAGAATACAGACAATGCTATTAGTGATGAGCAGCTTAAAGAGTTACTTCAGAAGAATAGTAAGAGCCGTGTTACTAACTTCTGGTTTGAAGATGGAGTATATAACACAGCTAAACCTGCACCTAAGAAGAGAGAAGAGATGCCAGTAACAATCGATGATGTAGTATCGAAGGCAGAGAAGAAGATGGAAGTTAAACCAGAGCCAGTTAAGGCTGCTACCTTCGACGAAGCATTGGCTGAACTACAAGAGGTGCAAGCTTAATCCCCCCACAACAACAAGGATAGTTTAGAGCTATCTATTAATTGAGACTATATAGTATTGAGCTATATAGTCTCTCTCTCTATACTCTCTCTCTATAGAGTTAAGTACGAGAATCCGGTATATATAGAGGTACCGTAAACCGGGGTCTGAGGTGCATGGGAAATATTTTTTGCAAAACTCTCTCGAGAAGCTATAATAGGTTTTTACGATGATGATACGCAAAGCCATGTTAGAGTTCAAGTTAGAATACGCAATCGATTTAGATGACTCAGGTATGGTAGAGAGAGGTTCTCATTTAATAGAACAAGAATTAGAGCGAATCCTGGATAATGGAAATATAGGTGACTATATAAAGATCAACGAAGAGGTAGATGTAACAGAGGAGCAAGTTGAGTCAACATATACCCATCTTAATATCGCAGGATTATAATGCACGTCGACCGAGCAAGTGAACGGGGTGGTCTGCAAAACCATTGAAGCAGGGGGCGGTACCCTGGACGTGCTCCAATTTTACTAAATACTTAGATACAATGGATACATATGAACAAGACGAACGACAGGAGCTCCTAGCTACATGGAAATCTTTAAAAGAACCTAAGCCTGGGTGGGAGGCTTTCAAGAGGTTATCAGTATTTTCAAAAGGAGATATAAAGAAAGCAATAGATATATGGAGAAGAACAAAGAACAGCTAATCGATCGCCCAGTTAATCCATTTTTTATCTTGATCGCATTGCCAATAGCGTTATTTGTGACAGTGTTGAGTTATATATGTGTATTATTTGGATGTAACATGAAGAAGACTATAAAGGGAGTCAATAAAGTGCTAGTATTGATTTTAATTATAGGTTAAGGACGAGCAAAGTTATAAATATTAATGTATATGACATTTGAAGAGAAGCTACTTAAGGAATCTAAGAGTAAAGAGGCTAAATTACTTAGAGCTGCTAAAGTTGCTGCTAAGTCACCCGATACAGGAGTTAAGATACTCAAGAAAGGTGCATATTATGTAATTAGAGACTGTGCGAAGATCACAGAACTATATTTACCGCATTTAATATACTCACAATTAAAGAATCCTATACAAATGCTAGAAGGTGTGTTCTCGAAGGCAGATTGCACAGGCTTAATAGCAAGGGCTAAGAAAGACTTAGTTACTAATCAATTATTAAATTTAATTATCCTAGACATTAAGAAGCAGAACATACTAGAGTCTGCCTCTACTGCAGTATCACCAATCCTAGATACAAGTATATTCGACGAAGAAGACGGAGATGACATATATGGGGATTATGATTCTACAGGAGTCACAGAGGCCGCCGAACCAGAGGTAGTAGTGGAAGTGGAGAAAGATACATTACAATTATTACTCGATGCCTTCAACGTCACGAAATAAACAAGATTATAAGTGTTTCTACATGGATTTAGCAAATATGCTAATCTATCACGGAACAGAGCTAGTTTCAGCTAATGATCCGGAAGCGATCCGGGAGATCAACGTAAAAGTCGTTGCAGAAGCCAAGAAATTGATTGGTAGACTAGATCCACCAGTACCCGAACCTAAGCTTAAAGATATATCTAAATCTACATGACGGGCCGGAGTGTGTTAGTTGATTTAGGCTTGCCAGATAGTATTACTGGTGTAGAAGATATTATAAAATTCCGGGAGGTACATGCCGGAAAGAAGATAGTTGCAACAAACGGGTGCTTTGACATTCTTCATGCCGGGCATGTATCCTATCTCGAGCTAGCCAGAGAGTTAGGCGACATATTAGTAGTTGGTGTGAATGACGACGAAACTGTGAGAGACCTAAAGGGACAAGGGAGACCCATTAATCATCTTGAGGATCGAGTCAAGGTATTGTCAAGTATTAGATATGTTGACTTAGTAGTAATATTCCATGAGAAAAGAGTTTCCAATTTTATAGAAGCGATCAAGCCAGACGTCTACGTTAAAGGTGGAGATTATTCATTAGATGCCTTGCCGGAATGTGAGCGCGCGGTTTTAGAAGAGCATACATTAGATATTCAGATCTTGCCGGAGTTGACCGGGAGATCGACTACGAATATCATCCAGAGAATAAACTCGTGAGTGTAGGTATATATAGTTTTGCTCGAACAGATTTAAATAAAGAGATATTATATTATCAGAAGGAAGTTTTCCGTAAGTTTGATTTAAATATAACCCAAATTGTTGCAGATTGTGATGAGTATGGTCATGGAGAAATATTAAACAAAATAATACAAGACTCTACTAATGATTATATAGTTATTTTTGATATTGACTGTATACCGCTTGATAGTTCCTTTTATACTATATTATTACGTCAGATTAAAGATGGTAATACATTAAGTGGAGCTAAAGGGTGCGCTCTTCATATAGATAAACACACAGCATATATTCATCCATGTTTTTTCGGGTTTAAACGGTCATTATATTATGACTGTAATTCTCCTAATTTAATGTCTGATAAAAATGCAGATACTGGTCAAAATTTCACTCATCAGTGTCGTAAGCTAGGGAAAACATTAAAATTTTGGGATGTAACTCAAAGTAATGATATTACCTGGGAAAGCCCTTCTTTAGATTTAAAATTTGGTCATGGTACTGTTTTCGAAGATACAGTATACCATCAATATCAAATTAGACTAACAGAACAACAAGTACCATTTATAAATAAATGTAAGCAGATCTTAAATGTTAGCTAAATGTTATATAATTACAATTAATACAAATACTGAATCAGTATTAGCTGCGAAAAGGTGTATATCCACAGGTAATAAATTCGGGCTATATATTAATACATTTGAGGCGTATACCCCTACTCATAACCCATTAAAAATATTAAAAAATAAAGGAATTAATATTAATGGGTTTAAAGACATAGAACAACACAGTCATGGAGATGCTGCAGCTGGGTGTTTTCTCTCTCATCTCACATTGTGGGAGAAATCTATAGAATTAAACATACCTATACTTATATTTGAACATGATGCAGTTATAATTGATGAAATACCTTCTTATATATTAGATGGTACAGGATTCAATCAATTAGTTAATATAGGTGTACCTGGACATGATGAGTATAAAATACCTAAGTTTACAGGTGTAGATTTACTATTTTCGTCCGGGGGTCAATTCAAAGGTACCCATGCATATGCAATAAAACCTGTTGGAGCTAGAGCCCTTATAGAGCAAGCAAAGAGAACCACTACAGCCGCTGATATGTTTTTAAAGACCAATACCTTTCCGTTTCTTGAAGAGTTATATCCATGGCCTGTATCCGTAGACCCGAGATTTACAACAATCCAACGAGGTACAGGGCATAACGGTACAGGGACCCCTAGAGCCACTGGTGAAAGTGGTCCATTCGTTAGACTTGACGAGTTCGGTGTAACTAGAGAGTAAAAGCTTGACTGTCTTCATATAAATACCTATAATAATGTCTGTTATGGCAGTAAAAATGAAAATTACGCAATTCACCGACGGATACCGCATAAGAGTATGGAAAGATGAAAAAACCAAGAGCAATAATAAGGTTCAACACAGGAACCCGGGTTCATTCACCAAAAAAGGGTAAAGGCTCCTATATCCGGAAGAAAAGGAGTTGCAAAGAAGAGTAAGACAGTCTATAATAATGGAGTTATGAGAATCAACGATAGAAACGTAGCATTACAGGACATTAACGAACATTCAGCCATAGCAGTGGAAGGTGTTCATCAGATCTCAAATAAAAAAGAGCTTTTCACTAAAGCTGGACTAGATTTTGAGGTAGAGCAGGTAAATCTTGGAGAAGCAACCGGAGATGAAGGTTTCAAGAGGTTTTACGGTTTGCGTAATAGTAGAACCAAAGATATATATACTGTTACAGGTAAAAAGTATACTCCCATCCAGAACGAGGAATTAATCGATGCATTTGATGAAGTTCGTAAGATGTATGGTGGAGAATATAAAGCTGCTGGTGTTATGCGCGGTGGTAGTCGTATTTGGGTGCAAGCTGAGTTACCTAAAGATTATACCTTTGAGTTACCTAACCGTCAAGGTGATAAAATTAACTCAATGATTACAATGTTGATCGGCCATGATGGCATTATATCAAATTGTATTTTCCCGACATCAATGCGAGGTGCATGTAATAATCAGTTCGTAGCAATGACTAAAGAGTCTACAAGAGATTATCGAATTCAGCATTTTTCGAATTACAGTAATAGGTTAGATCTTGTTAAGGATGTATTCGCTAAGAATATTGATAGTTTGAAGAACATGTATACTGATTTTGCTAAACTTGATAGTACAGTAATTACTAAAGAGCAGCTCTACAACTTCTTGGGTGAACTATATCCGATGAAGAATGATGAAGATGAGCGTACAGTAAATCGTCACAATGATATTGCTACTCTATTTAGCCGAGGAGATGGTAATCTCGGAAAATCGCGCTGGGATGCATTTAATGCAGTAACCGAATATGTAGATCACCATCAGCATGCTGCTAGAATGGCTAATGCGATTGAGAATAAGAATCACACTTATATCCAGAACCGAATTGGTAGCTTGAATACCCCAGGTGGTCAGATGGATAGGTTTAAACGCCGGGCATTAAATTTGCTTACAGGTACACCTACGTTCAAGAAACCGGTTGTCAAATCAGCTGAAATTACCTTCGCAGGGTAATAAATCTCATAACGTCTAGCAACCCCCGGAAACGGGGGTTTTTTTGTCCCCAAATCCTATATAGGTTAATGTTTTAAATAGGACAGAGCCTTTGGGAAACGCAGTATGATATGTAATAATAAACTAGTTGACTCGACTAAATATTTACATGATTTCGGTGGAGTTGAGAGCAAAACCAAAAGTCAAAAAGTGGTTAAAATTGCATGATATAAATTTTAAGGTTGTAGAAAAATGTTTAAATATATTTCTCAACTCTATTCGCGATTTTGATATACCAGATACAACTCGAATACAAATTATGAATTGTGACCATTATAGTAGTGGTTACTATTTTGGTTTCGACGAATTACATATCACCAAATATTTAAACCAAGCTGGATGGAGTAGAGAGAAAAAAATGGATACCTTCGTTGGACACTTACTACATGAAATGAGACATTGGATACAAGATAATATGCTCAACGTAGATGAAGGTAAATTAAATTACACAGATGAAGACTGTGAGAAATTTCGCCCTAAATATTATTACAATAAATGGGAAGTTGATGCTCGTAGATTTGAGCGTCGTTACAAAAAAGAATTTATAGATTTATATAATGTGCTTGATAAATTATCCGACAAACCTGACTTGAAATAAGTTCAGGATATAATATAATAATAAAAATTTATGAACCCATCAGAATTCGAAAGAACCAAACCTACTCAAACATATGCTGCACTAGACAGCGCTATAGCTAAGTATCGTCAAATGGTCACAGAACATACTTACAACGGTCAACAATTAATAATGGAGAGTGCAGATGCGCAACGCATTGCATTAGCACAACAAATGGTTGCTGATCTTGAGAATATAAAAAGAGTATTTATTACTGGTAATTAGTCTGTTACTTTGGTTAAGATATTACAATATCTTTTACCTCATCAAAATATGGAGTTATTTTCTGTAACTCTTCAGTAATTCTATCCTTAAGCTTGTCTTTGAGTTTATCGTCTGTAATGCCAGTATTTTCGATTTCAACTTTATAGTTATTAGTAATTTTTTCTGGGTAGTTAAACTTCATTAACTTATCAATTGTATCTACATATGTGCGTTGCCCGATTGGATAAGACCAGATTAAATTTTTATCTTCAAAGTGATAATTGTAATGAGCTAACATATCAAAGTATGTCATTACTTTATTATACATTTTAAAACTCTTTATTTTAGCATTCTTAATAAAGTACTTCTTCGGTTGTAATAATCTATTAGCAAGAGTTAAGTAGAACGGAGTACTTACAGCACCAATATAAGTACCTGTTCCTAAAACATTATCTAAAGCAAATACCCCTGCAGGAAATTCTACTTTACTGTAACGTTTACTATTAACATATAATTCCATATAACCTTTCCGTACAGATACATTAACAAAGAAATGGTTGTAACCTGGGTTTAATTGGCTATAATCAAAGTCAATTTCAGTCTTTGTTCTTGGTATTACCCCAGAAGAAGAGAATTGAGGTTTAGTTTTTAATAAAACTTTTAATCTATTTTTGTTCGCGCCAACCTTCCTGAGATAATAAAATGAAGTAATAGATTTAGTTAATTTTAAACTTGCAAGATTAAGGTCTTTAAATTTCTTGGTAGAGATAATTTTTAATTTATCATTAATTTTTGTTAACCGGAACCCGTCATTATACTCTTGAACAAAAAGAATATATTTTTTATATACTCCGTCTTCAAAATCATATATCATATCTAGATATGATTGCTGGAATGGATAATTTTCTAACTGACAAAATTCTCTTGTCCTTTTCAAAATACGATTACTGTCTAGGATAGAGATAATATTATTATCATGTAATACAATTGTATTGTTATCATCATCTATCTGTACTCCGTTAATTTTAGATTCTAAATTTAAACCAGATTTTATTAGGTTATTATTATTATCATAATCAAGAGTATTGCTAGGGGATATTTTTTGTAAATAATTACGAGTATCTCCTATTGCAGATTTATTACTTTGTCTCACTGCATATGCCTCACTAGAATTATTAAAAGACATTTCATTACCAAAACCGGTTTTTGAATCTACAGAATAAAAAGTATGACCTGAGCTTGTTTCAACTACTTTGCCCTTTTCTCCTATTTTATCAACATACGTACTAGATACCGCGCCGCTGGTTGTATTATTTTTAAAGTTATAGGTAAAGCAGTTGGGGTTAGATTGAATTGGATTAAACAATACATGCAGCTTATCCTCTCCAACTTCGAAGTCATCTATTGTAGATGTATTATCTTTTAAATTATCAATCTGACCGATTAAATTATTATTCGCATTATAAACATATATAATATAATTACTACCTAACACATAAAATTCAGAAAAATTATCTTTACGTCCAATACCTAGTATTTCTATTTCTGTAGGACCATCCATGACAATAACTTCGTCATATATCTCAAAGTCATTATTAAGGAATAATAATTTACTAGTTAGTCCAGAGTCTATATTTTCTACTGGAAGAATAATATTAGGAGTAACTAGATCAGTATTAAAAATGCCAAACCCTTCTTCAAAATAATTACCTGCGATTTGGTAACCAAATGGTTGGGTATTATCTGTATTGTATAACCAGAAGCTAGTACTAAAATCTCCTGTAATATCAGTATTAAATTTACCGAAATTCTCTCCATTTAAAATTAATTCATCTTCTTCTTTTACTTTGTTAGGGGTTGTAGGTACTCCTTTAAAATTTTTATACTCCACTCCTGATGCAACATTATAAACTGTATTATATGCTTTAAATAAATTTTGATAATCATTACTACCTATATGATAGAAAATATAATCATTATTAGGTTCAAAAGTTAAGCTAGAAGATACATCAAATGTTTCAGTAGATTCAGCTCCTGCAGCAGTTACAACATTATAAAAAGATGTACCAGAAAGCGCGTTTGCAAAATTAGAAACATAAGCATTATAATATCTATCTACCCATCTTGTATCTCCTATATCATTACCAGATAACCAACTACATAAATAGACCGGATCAGTATTATCACTGTACGAATTATTTTTTACATCCTCACGGCGCTTAAAAACTTTATCCGACATTAATGGATTATCTCCTGCAACAGTTCCTAGATTTTCTATTTTTGCATCTTTTATATTTAAAACTGTATAAGGAGACATTGAGTCAGGGGTAGTAAAATATGTAAGTTTGTTTGGTTTAAATACTATGTCGTATGTACCGATATTATAAGATAAACCTATTTTATCATAACCGCGTTGCTGGTTTGTTCCAGCGTTTACTTTTTCGTAAACTCGATTTAAATGAGCAGGTTGAGAGTTAAAATGATTATTCTCTGAATAATATTCGTGCAAAGTAGCTTGGTTCTTTAACGGGAAGAAATCAGCATGCGCTTTTATTTTATTCTCATTGCTACTAGTCTTACTATCATAAAAATTGTAATTATTAGTAAATACAAAATAATTATTACTTATATGGTCTACAACAGTAGATGTGTTTAAGTCAACTGTATCTGTATTATATGAGGAAATATATTTAGTATAACTATTAGGTATAGTTTTAAAAGCTTTAGTTAATACGTTTCTAGTAATATCAAAACTAGCTGTACTTAAAGCTGCAGCAGTAGTAAATGAACCAGGAGAAGTAGACAAGCTTAAAACATCATCAAGGTCTGTATATAGACCACTATTTATACATATTTTTGAGGCAAACCCAGATGCTGGGTTTAATAGAGTAATTTTATTATCTGCGATACCATATCTAAAATAACATTGTTCTTTTAAACTATCTGTTGATGTCCATTTTGCAACAGTATTGGTTGCTGATAACGCTACTAGATAATATGTAGTAGCACCAGAAACAGTACTTACTAAAATTCTATCTTCACTACCTTGTTTGTTAGTAGGTATACTACCGCTAAGAGTACTTGATTTAGCAGTAGCAGGAACTGATGTTAATGTAAAAGTAAATAAAAATTCACTACTAATAGGGTCAAATTCCGACGAGGCAACAAACATACTACTTAAATAGTTCGCACTTAATGTATTAAATGTTTTTAAATATTTACCTCCGTGTTGTACCGGAGAAGAAAATACATTTACAACTGATTCAGTAAATGGAATATCTAATTCTGCTATTGTAGATAAAGAGTTTAACTCAGTAAGAGTATATTGAGTATTGTAATTAGTTTTTTTGTCTTTTGCATCTTGATTAAAATAATATTGATCAACTGTCAAACCAAAATCGAAGTTCTCTCTATATTTACGAAACAGAATTTTAGCATCGTGAGTATGGCTATATTCAACTGGTACAATATTTTCTGTATCTATAGAATTAACTTTCATTATTTATGAGAATCTTATACCTGAAAAGTTAGAACCATCTTCTAAGGCTGCATCCTTATTAAAAGCAAGTGTTACTGTCTGTCCTCTTTTAACATATAAAGCTTTATTTATAGTAGCTTTCGAGACACCGGCTCCAAAAAAATCTGCCTCAGCTACTGTATCACCGTCGAGTAGTAAATATATTTTCATGTCCGCGGATGTCCCCTGACCACCGAGAAAGGCTTCTAATATAAATAAAACAAAACCATCGGCATACGTACCGGATGCTGCTGATGGGTATGTGATTTTGAACGGACTGTTTGCAAATGATACGTTAGAGTTTGTGGTTGTAGGATCAAGAGTCTTGTCAGTGAAGACCGGAGAGGGACCGAAAGTACCAGCTCCATTTTGAGTAACTATAAAGTTTACAGGCTTAGTAATTAAGGAAATAGTATTTAATGCATCATTATCAGTACTAGCCAGGAGCGACTGTATCTTCGCGATCTCGATATTTGCGTCACCTATAGCAAGTTGGTTAGCTGTTATTGTAGTAGATAATCCAGCAAATTCTGTTGCTGCAATATAATTAAATCTCCCTAGTTCTACAGTACCGCTAATATCAGAATACTTCGTTACATGGCCAGCTGTAGTATCTGATGTTAATATATTATAACCTTCTACTAGATCAGTATCCATAGTAGACTTACCTGACCGGGCACCTTGCACTAGTTTATCTTTAAACGTAATATTCTCTTCACCAATAACTAAGTCTTTAAAAGCTAGTAGTTTGGTCCCGTTATTGGTCTCAATAATGAGCTTATCGTTGTTTAGTATTTCAGTACCAACATCAATATCTGATATATTAATAATTTCGTCTTCTATGGCCATATAATTATTTATTTCAATTAGTAATTTACAAACGCTGTAATTGTACTTGTTGTTGTTGTTATTGAGTCACATCCTGTAACATCATATAAATCTAAGTAAAAATATCCTCCAGATGCTAACCCTGTCATTGATGTACCGACCCCTGTATTAACATTAGTAAAATAATAATCAGTTAATGAAGTCTTAGTACCTGTAATATCTATAAGAGGTATCGTTATTGTCTTAGTAGTTAAATCTATATCCTTCATTATATCACTACAATTCCAAGTCAAGAAACCGCTTAAGTGTATAAAGCTGGAATTAGCAGTTAATGGTACATAAAATAAATGAGGGTTGTTAGGTAAATTTACTACTGCATTACTATTACCTGATTCTGCAGTCTCCGGGGCTCTTGTTCTATATTTAAAAGAGATTTTTCCATTATCTTTAGGCAAACCTGTGTTAGGGTTAATAGTATCTCCTAGACTTACTTGAATTGTATTACCTGTATTAGATTCTGATGCGTGAGTATGTATATAATCAGTTGTAAACCCTACAGTAAATGAATTGGTACTAGTACTTTGACTAGTTGTAAGAGATGGATCATAACCAGCTTTCCCTGGTACATTAATATCTAATAAACTTAAACCTAATACTTCAGGGTTTTTATTAATAAATGTTAATAGTAATTTTTCATTATCTACATCATTATTAAAGTAGTCAGTTTTTAATAAGTTTACATCTTCGTAAGTAGTAATAGGGGGTTTAAACATTGTAAACTTCAGATCTATTACATCTACTTTTTGATCGTCTCTGTAAAGGGTAAAGTATACATGTCTTTTTGCTTGGTCGGTAAAGTCTGTTTGTATTACATGATTAAAGGCTTCACTAGATAAAGATGCAATAGTTGTACCTGATAAAGATCTGGTTAAAACTAATTCCTTACCGTCATCAAAATCAACAACAACCTTATTTATTTTATAGTCATTGTTAACTTCGTATAAAGTGTTTAATCCAGATAAGGAAAATGTTACATCAGTGGTACCTGTTAAAGACTGAGATTTAGTCTTTGTACCGCCTTCGGCTGCTGGGGTTGCTGTTAATGTGTACGTAAAGGTATTCATTACGCGCCTCCTCCCTCACCAGTTTCGGCGATACCGGTGTATGAGAATTTAATTTTATTTGTACCAGCCTCTGAGACATAGACACCATACTCATCATTTTCATATTCAATCTCAATACATGTTATGCCTTTTGGAGTACCGAAGAAAGTGGTTCCCAACTCCTTTAATCTCTTCTCGTCGACCCCGTGCCTATCCAACTCATCCCCTAACGGAGCAAAATCCCAATTATCTACATCTTTAGTATAAAATTTTGTTAAATCTATGTCGGTACCGTATTTACCTCCCGTGTTTTTCCAGCCCCGGGTTATTCCTATCCCACCCATGTTTTGTTGTATTTCCCAGTATTTCTTGTACTCAACGCCCGGAGTAGTTACTAATTGTATAAATCTATTCTCTATTTTTTTTCTATTCTCAGGCTTGAATAAAATAGTTGATGTACTTTTATCTTTTTTCCACCCTTGGTTTGATTTTGTACCCGTACCATGATATACAAGACTATCTATAAAGAGATAATAATCTTTATTATTAATTGTTATTTTATTACTTCTCAACCACACAAAAGCTGGTATATCACTTTCACGATCGAAAATGTTCTTATCAAATCTTGAACGACAGTGAGCAGTTAATTCTGTAATAAGATTAACTGGTGGATTAATAATAATCGGTTCCGGTACTGTTATTGTATCTCCTGTAATATTTCTTCCATCCTTTTTAATAGCCGTTACTGAGCCTGGGATTTTAAGGTTACCTCCAAGTTCAGCGACTTCAATTGTTTTATCAATTTGATTAGGGTTTAGTTTTGTAATCCTTATATCTACATCCTGTTCAATTATTTCTGGATTATTATCATCACATAATGTGATTTCAGGGTCTGATATTTCAGAGACCGCTTTCGCTATTCTCGATTTTGCAGGAATCACCATTTCTATATCTACTGTGCTTGTTCCAGCTTTATACTCATTAGTATCTCCAATATCAACATTAATTAATTTCTTGCGTAAATTTTTTGAAGACTCTTGTAAATAATCTATTTTTTCAGTTACTGTTTCTTCTCTAAGTTTTGGAAGAACACTAGCCCATGGGTTATGTACTTTAACTCCTGTAACTTCGAACTTATGGAGTTCAAATTGACTAGCTTTATCACTTGTAGTAAAAGATAAACCTACATTCAGAGGAGGTAATTCTTCATTTTTTATTTGTTGGTTATTTTGAAAACCTCTCCATGCGTTATATTTTTCTCCTGTAGTATTACTTACTCCAACTTCGGCATTCAGCCTTAATTCTAATATTGTATTATAATCTGTTTCACTAGTAAGTTTATTGTAAATTGTTACTTTCGTACCTCTATTAGTCAAATCAACTCTATAATCTACAAACTGAGCTGACATTGCAGAAGTATGCATTGGTACTGCTGCACCTGCTGTAGCGCTCATGTCTACAGATGTGAGTATCTGAGTATCGTAAAACTTACTACCTCTTATACCTACCGAGCATGGAGAAATTGTAGCAGTAGTACCGTCATACCATCCAGTTTTATCTTCTGATGTATATGCAAAGTTACCACCAATATCAAAACCAACCCCTAGGAAACTATCTGCAGGAGAACCTTCTCCTTGCTGACCTACATTACCAATCCCCATATCAATAGTTGCCCCGGAGGGAAGGCTACCCGTATACCCAGTATTTGGGTTCCAATTCTTTCGCTTGAACAATCCAACTGTCGAATGCGCTGTACCAGCTACCTCATTAGGGCTAAAATCTGCTATAGCATAACCTAGAGTAGAACCTATACCATTAGGAATTACAAACGAATTTCTTTCTGGGTTTCTAAAGAACGAAAGACAGAACCCTTCTCCTGCTCCTGCAGGGGCCCATTGTTGTACCCATCTCGTAGCGCTAACGCCTACAGATTGAGTTCCACCATATGCAGTTGGACTTGGTACATTAAACGATCTTGCTCTAAAATCTACCCGTATTGTATACTCTGGATCAAATGCAACGTATTTTGGATTATATGTTATAAATCCTCCACTGTACAACATTGGGTAAAATTTATCTCCTGTAATGGCGTCTATAGTAGTGTTTGTTTGGTCAAGTACTAAATTAAAACCTAAACTACTTGTAGATTGTACGTGCATAGGTCCGATTGAGTAGTCAGGAGATCTTTCTATCTCAGCTCCGGTACTAGGGTTGAACCATGATGGTTTACCATTCCGAACAGTATTACCTACAATATATAAATCAGAATTTAAATGACCAGATTCAAATGTAAATTGATCATCAGTAAATTTATCTTTGGGGATATAAATTTTTGAATCAAGTAAATGGAAATATGAATTTACATCTTCAAATATAAAATTATTAAGACCAAGACCGTCTGAGTCAGAAGTATATCTTCCTAAGAATGTTACTGAATATCTTGATGTAGTTTTATTATAATTAATAAGAGGTTTTGTTATGGAATCAAAATTTGTACCTTCAGGGCAAGTTGGGGTTACTGCAAATAGATCAGAATTAGAACTCAAACTAAATGATGTCAAGTCTTTAGGATATACTCTACTTTTATAATTAGTGTTTTTATCTATTTTGTATATTAAAGGAACAGCTCCATATACAATTTCTGAGGTACCATCACATCTATCAGCAGAGAGAGAGCTCACAGTACAAACAAACATTTCTTTTGTTTCGTCGTTGTAAAATACGTCTGATTGTTTAGTACTGAACATATAAATTATTTACTACGTTATTATGGATTTCGAACTAGCTTTATTTTTAAATGTACCATCTACAAAATCATATAATTCTGTTACTGTCTCTGCTGACGTTTGCACATAAATTGTATTTTCGATAATATCAAAATCTAATATATTACTTGTTGTAAGTATATTAGCTTTAGTAAGACCTGTTGTGTGTTTATTAAACACTGTTGCAAAGGCTGTTGAAAGTGGATCTACCGTTTGAGTATGTATATTTCTAACAAATACTTCACCGGCGCTGATAAACTGTTGATCAAACAATTTTACAGTGGTTGTTGTTGGATCGTTAGTTGCTGACGCTTCATATGTAGTAGTAGAGTTTGTATATATAGCGGAAGTATCAATTGTTAAATATGGTATTGTAGTTTCCGTAAAATAATGAGTTACTAGTTCACTACCCACTCCAGGGTGTCCAGCAAATGGCCCACCATCAACAGCAGACACTGCAGAAACTGAACCACAAGACAAAGCTTGACTATGCAAATCAGAACACGAAAAGTCTGTTAGAGGAGCTAAGAATGTTGCTGATTCTGCTGTACCTGCGACATCACATAATGTAGAATCATTAACTATAAACTCATCATACATACCAGTAACACTAGAATACAAAGTTCCTGTAGCTATATACTCAGCTGCAGATATTGCAGACAGTAAAGGTTCAAAAAACAAACCATCATAATATTCTGCAGCTGTTATACAACTAGTTGAGGTACTTGAATCTGATGTACTGCTTATATATGTGGTTCCTGCGTATCTCTTTGGGTATACCGGCTTTATAAAATAAAACTCATTACCATATATGTCACTCCGTAATTTGATGCCAGTCTTGTTAGTTATCAACAAATCCGTAAGTCTTTGAGATTCAGGATATATGTTTAAAACGCTTATTGGGTATGTGTCAGTATTCTTCCAATCTATATGACCAATTTCATCTTCCCAGAAACTAATATTATCTTCTCTTTTGTTAATACCTGTAGAAGAGTACTCTAAGCTATTTTCTTGACTTTGATATCCATAATTTCGTAATATTTTATTATTGTAAAAACCTATAGAAGCACTTTGATCATTGTTTTTGTATTCGTTTGTTTTTGCTTTAAAAATAAGCGGAGTTCTTTGTTTTATTTTTATATTACGAAGAATCTCTCCAGTATTGCTATTTTTAATATAACCAACACATTTAATACCAGGTTCATATTTATTAGGGTTGGGAACTACATAATCTGTTCCATTGAACGCAGATAAATCTATATTAAATGTTAACCCATAAGAATAAAAATTAGTTGTTCCAGTATTTTTAAAGGATAATTGATACGGGTAAATTTCTGTACTTTTTATGTTAACAGGTTTGTTGTATAAATTCGGATTATATCTTTGATTTAAACTATTTGTAGGGTTAGTATTATTAAACAGCTGTTCTACTTTTGCAGATTGTTTATTACCAGATACATGATATAAATCATTTGCTAAATATTTTTCTATTAATCCCTTTTCGTACGTAAATTTTAAATTTTTTAATGTTTTTTCTTCTCCTCTAAAGTACCTACCAGGTAACCTTTCAAAATTTGTAAACGGTTGATTAATGCTCAATATACTTTCTGGAGTTGATATATTGTTGGTTTCTATTTTTAGTTTCTTACCATCTTTGTTTATTGATATTGCCTGTAAAACATTAGGTACTTCGTTAAGTACCTTGCGGGTAACACTTAAAATTAAATCTTTGTCTATTGTGTGGATGTTATACAAAAACTCATCAGAAACATAACTCTTTAAATTTATTTCTATATTGTTCGCTATTTTTTGTATGTTAATATCTTCTATAGCGGTGTTAGTATTTTCTTTTACAAATTCCTTACTACTAAGTAATCTAGCTATATAATTTTTTAAATATTTTTGTATACCTGCTTTTGAAGTTTTAAGTTTATTTTTTGATGTAGAAAACTTAACCTCTTCTCTTAAATCTCGAACATTAGTTAATTGGTTTTGTATTATTTCAATAAAATAGTGAACTGATAATTCTAGTTCATATACATCATCGGTATCTATTCTCTCGAGAAACCGCTGTACATTAGTATCTAAAGTTGATAAATTTAAATTCTTTAAAAATTGTATGTAAATGTTTTTAGTATAATCGTTATTATAATTAGTATTTGTCTCTTTTTGGTTTTTCCACTCAATAAGATAGTTATTGTAAATTACAGGTAGCTCAGTAGCGCTAGAAACATCTTCATAATAAGCTTTCCATTCAATAAAAGATAATGGGTTAGTTGTATTTAAATCTATCGTCATATATTAAGTCCTTTCCGGATTTGATAATCCACATTTTTATATACAATGCCACCTGTATTATCCCAATTAGCGCTCAGGGAAGAATTTCCACGAGTTATAGACGTATATGTATTATTAAAATCTACAATACTGTTTTTTATATTTTCATCTGCCGATGTAGTGTCATATGTCGTATAAGGATAAAAGTCATAAAAACTATCTAAACCACTAGCACCTGATACAGAAGTATCTAACGACCAACCCCAGTTACTATATTTATTATAAGCTGAAAGAGGATATTGATTTGAAATTAATTCTTGTATAATAATGTTATCTATATTACCGTTGAAGTCTTGACTTACTTCCAATGAAAGGGTATCATAAATTCCTGTGTTTGTTATCGTTACAGAATGAGTTCCATTATTAGTAACCCCTCCTGTTTGAGGTAATGCAACCCCGTTACTATGTTGCCCTATTATTACTCTTAATGTACCGGCTGTACAGCTTGCGACAGTTACAGTAACCTTATAGCTAGAATTTGATTTAGCGTTTATAGCTTGAAATAAATTATTTGTGGCTGGGGTACCAGTATATGGGTTATGTCCTGCAACAGAACCAGTAAGTACCCAACCACTTATTGGAGAGCTACCAGTTTCGTTTATTTGATCTGATACAGTAGCTTGCCAGCCAGTTGTAGTCGCGAAATTTAAATTCGTTGTAGTTAAGTCCCAAAGCTCATTTGCTGTTTGGAAAGATAAGCTAGCAATTTTTTGAGGTTTAATTAAAACAAACTCATTGTTAAATTTTTGTCTTGCTACAATATTAGTATAGGCAGTAACCGTATAAGTGGAAGTATCTATTTTATTATTAAAGTCTACGTTCCGTCCATTAGCAGAATTAGTATAAAAGTCTGTAGTTAATCGCTCATTATTTTGTTCATATCCTCCTAATAATTTTGTTATTTTTATACTAAACAAATCATACAATCGCTTCAGCTCTGGTGGTGGGGTCGGTAATACAATATCTATATCTTCATTGAAGAAATCATAGAAGGATTGTAAGTTATCTAGATTACAATAATCTACATCGTTATTATTTGCAACAAAGTTTGCTATCTTTTCAAAAACCGTTTTACCAAAAACAGTAGGACTTGAGCTCGCTTCACCAACAAACGAAGTAAATATACCGTCAAATAAATTATCATACTCATGTAAAAATGATTGGAATCTGTAACCTTTTATTGTTTGAGAATAATCTATATCCTCATTTATTTTATAAATTTCCACATCATTTGTAGAAGGTAAGACTGTAAACGTATATGACCCTTCTATAATATTACCCCCGGAGGCAGTTAATGAAACCGGACCTAAAGGACCTGAACCATCGTAATCAATTATGGCGTTATACCCGGAAACTCCAATTGCTGATGTAAAAGAATCTATTCTTCCAGTAACATTTAATGTCCATGTTCCGGCACTTAATGGATTTATATTAGTATATAGAAAACTACTTAAATTTGTTTTACCTGTAGAAGTATCGTACGGAAACTTATTTGTACTAATACTACTTATGTTAGAAGTTGTTGTTGTAGTACCATCAGTCCATTCTAAGTAAAATTGATTATCTTGAGCAGGATTTTGACTTGAAGACCATAAATATTGAGGATAATATTTAGCAATATTTAACTCCCTATCTGCTAGTGCTATAAACAATTGAAATTTATCTCCTTGTCTTTTATATTGTATACCAGACATTTCTTTCATACCTGTAGATGTGAAAGAGAGTCTCGTAGTAGTTGGTTTAGATATTTTTATCGGGTAACCAATCTCTGTAGTTGTATTACCTACAAATGCTCCTACTTGATTTGTTTCTAAAAAAGTTAACCCACTACTGTTAATATCTGAATCGATACCATCTACATAAAAATTTCTTACTTTATGTTTACTTGTATCAAGCTTAAACAATAATCTCACTCCCGGGTCGATATTAGGTATATCATCATAATATATAAATGCTGGTATATCATGGGCGGATACAGAATATGGCTTCCCTGGTCGCATTGATGTAACTCCAGCTGAATTTGTAGATGTATTATCATAACCTTGGAACGTACTAACTGTAGCTCCTAACAAATAAGGAGTCATTCCAACTGCAGTAAACTCTTCTACTTTATCTTCTAAAATTGGTTCTATTTTATTAGTAGAAGGATTGACTACATAATACTGATTGTTTAATTTAAAATTTAAACCTTCCACACTATTAATCAGATTACCATCTTGTGGATTGTAAAAAGCATTATACGGTACTAAGTGAGCATATTTACTTTTAGTATCATATGGTTTAGCTTTACTACCGCTCGCTGTGAGATACAAAGTAAATTTGCCATCCTCTGGTATATCTTGCCATGAAGCAGAAACACCAGCATTAAACGAATTGTTTTTTGTTCCGGCTGGGAATTGCGCAGCTGAAACAGAAGCAACAAAATTATTACTAATAGCTACATTTGTTGGTACATAATTATAAACTGATACTGACTTAGTAACTGTATTAAGATGGGTGTTTCCTTCTTCATTGAAGAAATACATTGACACTTTATATATACCTGGTACTCTATATCTATGGGTAGTTGTAGTACTATTAGCAGCACTAAGAGTATAACCATCTCCAAAATCCCATACCGCTTTAGTATTAGATATTTTAGGTTCAAAATTATCTATAATACTATAAACTGTACCAGTTAAATCTGCAGTAAAAGTAAAATTAGATATATTAGTAAAACCAGCTTGGGAAGCAGATAATAAGTGCACATTCTCAACCAATGGAGGTACAGAAACTGATGTATCAACAGTAACTGTTACTGGTACTGGTATACTATCTGGAGTGTTAGTTATTGGTTCAGACATTAATATTCAACGACTCTATTGTTACTAGTTAAGGGTTTAACTTTAATTTTATTTTTAAATAAAGTGGAATTTTCAATATAAGGTATTTGATATGGTTTTAACTGATATCTAGTATCGATACTTTTAATATCCCTCCCATTATATATTGGATTAAAAATGCATAAAGAAAGACCAGGAACGCCGAGGTTTTCTACATCAGTTCTTATTGTTTCTATTTTTTCAATACCTTTAATTTTTTCAAGTTCGTTATTTAAAAACCTCACATCTATTAAGCCTCCAAGCTTTATAGAATTAATATAGTTTGTTATAGTATTAAATACTTTTGTTTTTAAATCTTCTTCGTTTATTAGAGAACGGGAACTTCTGCTTATTTCTAGGCATGTGTAATCTTTATAAGATGTTTTATTTATCTCACCAGAGAATGACAAAGATAAATCTAAGTTTAAGTATACTGGATCAATGAAAGCAATTTCGCTGTTAAGTAATTTATAATCTTCAATCTCACTCCGTATTTTTTCTTTTAGAGAATTAGAAAGATAATTAGAACGAGTGACTACTGTTTTATTTTTACGCAAATTCGGTACAATAGTTAGATATATGTTGTTTGCGTCTGCGCTATCAGCAAAATAAAATTGATTAAAAAGGGCGTTTGTATCTAATGTATAATCTGTTAGACCTAACTCTTCATTAACATATTTTAAATAATCATTAGTATAATCACTATTATTTTGTACAGTTACATCGTAAATTAAGTTTTTATAGTTTCGTTGTATAAAACTTTTATAATCTCCTTTCGTAGTTAGTTTGTATTCTGAACTAAAAAATCGAGGTGCGTTTTGTTTTATTTCTGATACCTTTTCTTCTTCTCCAAAGTTTGTACTGTCTTCAGTATTATTAATATTAACATTCGGAGCAGTTTCGATAGCAAGATAATTTAAGGATGTATCTTTTATATCAGCCCATATGGTGTCATATTGAGATGTATTAAAAATATTAATTCCACTATCTACAAAAGTGTTTTTAGTTACCTTACCAGACTCCCCAGTTGATTTAATATAATAGATAGCAACTTGATCCCCGTCATTTAACTTTTTACCATTTACACTATTACCAAATTTAAATTCATAGTTTTTATTTTCATTATATCGGATTTCAAAAACTCTTTCATTTGCATTTGCTAAAAATATACTTGGAACTCTTTTCCATTCATACCACTTATCATCTTCGTTTGTTTCTTTTACGTAAGCAAATATATTAAAGTGATCAATTATTACATCCCCTCCTGGGAGAAGATTTATTGTTTCAAATTTTTCACCGATAGGATTAATAACTGGATATTCTTCTACTGTACCTTCATATAATAATTGGTTACCAGTTGCTGTTATAGTTTCAGTTTCAGATGTTATTTTTTCAAACGTGAGATCATTAGTAAATGTAAATGTCTTACCACCAGAGCTTGCGAATGTAAATTTAGGTATTGTATAATAACCAGCAGACAAATCAGAGGTACCTTTTATGTTTACGGGTAACACACTTGACTGCTTACCTACAGGTTTATAATCAATAAGTTTTACTATACGGTTTATATTTTCATACAACTCTGCATCATTAAAATTACTCTCTGAACTAGTTTGATTTAAGTAGAATAATAAAGTATGGTATGAGTAGGAAATAATATCTATAAGAGCAGAGATGTTACTACCTTCGAAATTTTGATCTGTAAAATTAATGTTCGTGTCTTTATTAATTCTAGATATGATTAGATCGCGCAAGCTTTGGGCATCAAAGCTTGCATATGCATCTGTCGGTAAATCGAATTGTGTATATTTTGCCATTTTTATGTGTACGTAAACCCTGTTGCTGTTAGTAATCCGTTAGCAGTCCCTTTTTTATTATTTAATGATGGTATTGTGATAGATATACTAATTTTATATTCGTTTTGATCAGGTCGTGCAATTATATCTACACTATTCACTATAACTCGAGGCTCATACAACGCTAACTCTTCATAAATTGTAGTACCTATTAAATCTCCATTATCTTTTGATATATTCTCAAACAAATACTGTTCTAGATCTAATCCAAAATTAGGGTTTAGTATTTTTTGTCCTTTTTTAGTATTAAAAGTGTTTCTTATAGAGTTGTAAATAGCGGATTCATCATAACTTAATTTCAAATCTTGCTTATTTTTCTCTGCCCCAACAGTTTTATCAGAGAGAAAACTATTAAGTTCTATATCTAAATGTAAGTCTGCATAAGAATAATTACGGTAACTATCCCTATTCTTTACATCTTTTAGGATATCTAATTTAAGAGCCATGTATAATTATTTAATTTTAAAAGGCTTAATAGAATAAATAATTTAAATGAGTAAATTCGATACTATATTTGAACAACAAATTGGTCGATTTGTAAAATCCGGGCCTATCGCTGGTGATTATGTTAAGATCAAAGGCAACTGCGAATCTTCAGATTGGTATAAATCTCTTGATGAAGCTAGACAAAACTATATACAAGAGGTAAAAACTTTATCAGAGCAAGGTAAACCTCTTATGTTATCTACTATTAAAAAAGCTGTATATGAGACTGGTACAACAGATTCTCAAGCTCAATTAGCAGATATTGCAGTAGAATATGCTCCTGGTTTATATCAAAATAACTTAACTATTCCCTTAGAACTATTAGAGTTTGATATATCTTCTGCAGATGCTCGTGGTACTCAAAAAGATCCAACTAATGATCAAAAAGATCCTACTACATTGAAGCCAGAAGAAGTAGAAGACGTAGCTACTGATGTTGGTCAACCAACTAAAGTACCTAACGGAGATTATAAGTTAACTACTGCGAAGTATTTAAACGCTTAATTCAAGGATACAAGAATAGAAGTTGATCTCCTGATCAATACATTGACTATTCTGATAAAAATATCTAGAGACTGTTAAAAGACAGTCTTTCTTTTTGTCTACATCTATAGAAGATTCAAATATATAATCAAATAACTTTTTAAATAAAACATCATAATCGTTATTAAAGACAGTTTCATTCTCGATAATAAACTTTCTTATAGCTGTATATTTTTTATTTCGTAGAAGATCTATTAAACCATCGAAAAGTTCAGATATATCTCCAAATATACCTTCTTTTCCTCCTGATAAAGCATACTTTTGTAGAGCGTTAATACCTCTTCTAAAATCTGGATAACAACTATTAACAATATTAGTGAAATCTTCTTTATTAATCTTTACTTCTTCAGCTTTAACAATTGATATCAACTTAGTAATATACTCGTTTTTATCATGATTGAGATCAAATAGTTGACATCTACTCTGAAGAGCTGGAATAATCTTATGTTTATAGTTAGCTGTAAGTACAAATCGAGTTAAGTCGTGATACTCTTCTATAGAATTACGGAGAGCTTTTTGAGCATCAATAGACAAACCATCGCACTCATCAAGTATTATAACCTTAATGCTCCCAAAGAGACTCTTTGTCTGCGCGAAGTTTAGAACTTTTGTACGTATAGTATCTATTCCGTTCTCATCCGACGCATTGATGTAGAGATACTGGCAATTGAGAACATCAGATACTATAATCTTTGCTAAAGAAGTTTTACCAATACCAGGTCTTCCAACGAACATAACATTAGGTATGTTCTTATCCTCTCGTACTTTATTAAAGTAATTACGAGTACTTGGATTGAGTACTATTTCTTCTAAAGTACTTGGTCTGTACTTCTCACACCATATATCAGATACGTTCATGCAGACGGGTATTCTTTAAAATTATCATAAATTGACATTTTATCAGTATCCATATCTGATTTATAATCAGTAGAACCGAAACCAGCATCCCCTCGATCAGCTTCAACGACTTCATCAATAAAACTTACTTCAGCTGTTATATGAGGATATAAAACCAATTGTGCAATTTTTGTACCTTTATTTAAAGTAATATTAACATTACTGAAGTTATATAACTTTACTCCTAGATCTCCTCTATAACCATTATCAATGATTCCTAAGTGAGGTTGTAAGTTATGTTTGAACCCTAAACCACTTCTAGGTTCAACACGGAACCACCAACCTGGAGTCAAATAACCAAGAGTTAAACCAACAGGAACTACAACTGACCCATCCCCAGGAACAATAACTTCTGATACACTATATAGATCATATCCTGAATCACTATCATGGGCTCGTTCCGGGAGTTTTGCGTCAGTGTGGGTCTTTACAAACTTCATACTAAGCTGTTCTTTTGAACTCATACATAAAATATAGTATATAATAGAGATTTTTCAAGTAAATATTTTTATGGATGATATTAACCCGGATGATTTAATTTCGCAACTTAAGTCTATACCTGCAGATAGTAAAATGTTAGAACGAGCTGCTCAAGATCATCCAGAATTGAATAAAGAAGATGTAGAGGAGTTTGTTATTAAAAAATCTTCGAAGTTAATTCAAGATAGTCTAGAGTTAATCGACAATATGAAAGAAGTGGTTCATCATATGCCAGAAGCAGAAAATATATCATCCCTTGCGGAGTTAATTAAAGCATCTTCTGGAGCTATAGAAACATTAAACAAAATTGTTATACAAGATAAAAAGTCTAATACTACTATTGCATCAAAGAAAATGGATATTGAATCTAGGAGAGAACTTCAAACTGCAGATCAAAGTCATGCGTTAACTATGAGTAGGGAAGAAATTATGGCTAAACTTATAAATGATAAATCTGTTATAAATGTTGATGCAGAAGTTAATGATCCAGAAAAACTTAACTAAGTATATCCATACTAAACGGACGTTTAAGAGTTTGAATCTTATTTAAAAGTAAGTCTACTTCTTCTTTTGAATTTTCTACAACTAACTCAAATACTCCAGGTACAGTCTTTTGTTTGTTACTTACTTTATTTGTAGTTAGCCAACCTAGTAAGTTAAATGCCCCGCCTAACGTAACGCTTATAACTTCGCTTATTTCAGACTGATTTTCTTTTAATCGTTTGTAGTAAAAATGATCAGTTACTAAGTTTTCTTTATGAGCCGAATCTCCAAGATCTGTAGTATTAATTACTTGTTGTATATTTCTTTTGAAAATTGATTCAGTTCTCCGACTTAAACCTAAGATATTTTTTCGAGTATCTAATTCCAATTTGTCATCTATAATACTATTAAATGGGTAAGGAGTTGGGTCTGAATCTTCATCTGCATAATGCATATATCTTCCTTGAGGGGTGAGATATTGATAAGAGATAAAACCTATGCTTTCAGATATTTCTTGTAGAATTGTATCTTCAATATTAAGTTTTGTTTGTAATACTTCTTTAACTTTATTATGAGACTTACGATACTTATCTAACCACCATGCTATAAATTCTCCATTTTGATCTTCGCTAGCGATATCAAAAGAAGTCTTTATCTCAGATAACTGTTCATTTACTTTATCAGTATCATCTTTAGTAAGAGGTATCTCTCTACCTTCAGTTGTTTCTGCTATTAAGTTACCAGCTGCACTTATATAAACTAACGGGTCACCATTTTCAGTTAACTTTAAAAACTCTCCATCGTTTAATTCTAACTGTAGCCGAGATAGATATTTTGTAGCTTTAGGGTTCTTAGCGAAGGTTTGTAAATTTATATTAGAGTTTGCTAATTGTTCCCAGAACGTTGCTTCAGCTGTAATCGGGTCAGCTTCATATTTTAAACTGTCATAGTACTTACTAAGAGCTAGAAAGTTAATATATGATCTTAATATAGAGTTAAAGTTTGTTGAGGCAATATGAAAATCTACTGTATTTGTTAATTTACTATTAACAATATCTGGTACTCCTGTTTTAGATGGTATTGCGCTCATTTCGGTTTATCTAATTTCACACATTCTATTGCACTTGAAAATTGACTTGCACTTATAGTTGTAAGGTTTTTAGTTACATACCAAAACCCTGGTATTTTATTAGCAAATTTATTTCTAGTATTTAAATCTAATGTCATATAAATAAACTTGTTTGCCGCTATATTAATATCTCCAAAACAACTAAAATTAGCTTTAGTTAAACTATTTAGTAATTGTTTTTGTAATTGGATAGTCCCATGATACCTTGTTGTACTTTCATCCGCCATTGTGAAAATTTTAGTTTTAGTATTATTGAATTTTTTATTTTCATCAATATTTAATTGAATATTTTCTCCATCTGGTAAAGACTCAACACCACTTCTGGCTTGTACAGCAGGTATTGTGCCTTGGTCGCTATGAATTGTAATTTGTTTTGCTTCAGCGTCAAATTGTATTATTTCTTTTTTGTCTAGCTCTTCTAATGTAGCGTTGAAGTTAACATCTGTAAATAGTATCTCATTAATATCTATAGGTATATAAGAGTAATAATTACCTAATATAGAGCTTGCTTCTTTATTTGTATAACTTACTCTATTATCTCCTGAAGACACCTTAAAACCTCCTGCAAAGTTATCACCTAGTATTGTTTGAGGTATACCTGGATGTTTATTAGTACTTTTAAAAATTTTATTTGTTTTACTTCTTATAGATTGTAGTTGAAATTGTCCGTTATAATATGTAAGTACTCCTCCGCTTTCGTCTGATGAAACATATGTTTTCATTATTTCTTCTATAGCAGTAAGAGCTGGTTCACCAGCTGGTAAAGAATAATAAACAGTACCTATACCATCATCCCAATTTTTCTCATCTATAATATTAGGGTCATCAGAAAAGTATGTAAGAACATCTTTAAGAGCTCTACCAGAGTTTACTTTATCTCGCCCTGTATTAATTATAACTTTTTGTTGTAATTTTTCATTTAATAAATCTGTAGTCCATATTTTTCTCTTATTGGCAAAATGAGAATAAACTACATCTATAAAAAAATACACAGTAAGTTTATTATTATCTTGTACTGTTTTTTCACTGTTAGTTATAATAAATATTTTTTCTAATATTTTTTGATTATTAGATTTAATTAATATTTTTATAAATTCTTCTCCATCTCCGTAGCTGTTTATCTCAGACAAAGCTGCGGCGTTAGGGCCAAAATCTACTTTGTTAATAGTGGTTGAATTTTGCTCATCGTTTATTGACACGCTCCCTAATAGGAAAGGAGTATCGTGGTTTGTTTCTAGTACTATTTGAAATAAAGAAGTAGAGTCTATATACCTAGCTTCTCCTCTACTATTAAACAGAAAAACTGTAACTTCATATTCTGTACCATTTGCATTAATAGATACAAAAGGAAAGTCAGTTGCTGCTTTCATTTTTGCTTGAGGTATATTAGCCATTAGTAAGTCTTTTTATTTCTGCTAAAATAGGGTTAACAAAATCGGGTCTTATTATTTTATATACAGCTCCTAATTCAGGGTTACCTATAGGGTTAAAGACATTATTTACTAAACAAATCAACCACCATAAATCTTGAGTACCATATACATCATTCGATAAAGTTGTCCATGGTTTTTTGCTGTTAATTCTTAATTCATAATAAACATCTGACTGTAAATCATCTGGTATAGATATCTTTTTTGTAATATTATAGAAGAAGAATTTGTCTGACTTCGCAACTTTAAAAATATTTTCATATCTTACATCTTCTAAATTAGGTAAATCTTTTATTTGATTTTGATATTGTTCTAAGTCTGTAATCATAATTATACTTGGGTTGAAAATACAGGGTTATTTACTGCATCAAAATATAAGTTTTGGGTTTCTGGTACTAAGCTCTTTAAAGTAAGGGTTACTTCATAACCTTCGGGTATAACTGCTTGAACACTCTTATTGTTCTCTGTATTAATAAAACCGGAGATTGTTTTATTTTTACGAGTACCTATCATGTTTACTGCTAAACTACTCAAAAAACTATATCTATAACTAAACACCCCTGGTAATTTAGCTCTATAAATTACAGGTGGAGTTAAAGCAACTCGATTTAATTTATTAGGCATATTTTGATATAACAATAAGAAAATTAAACGATAGTTCATCTCGTACATATTATTACCATATTCAGAGTCTCTTGTATTATCTAGAAAAAATGACATGGTATGCTCAGGTCCAGAATTATCGTAATTAAACGATTTAGAAAAATCAATACCTACTCCAGGAGCTGCTAAACTACCAAGTAAATTTGTTAATGAAGAAACACCATCTGTTATTGCTGTAGAAAGAGTACCACCACCCATTTGCCAGTTGTTTGATATACTTTTATATTTGTCTTCTAAATATGGTAATTTGTAAATAAAATTAGTTCTTTTTACACCGTATAGTTCTTCATAAGATTTAAGATACTGTGGCATTTTCATCGTTTCAACACCAAATTGTGCTCGAGCCTTATCTATGGTACCTTGAGCTGTAGAACTAACCTTACTCCCTGCATCTTTAACTACAGTTGTTACACTCTCTCCTTCACCTGCTATTTTAGTTATTTGATCTAACAATCCACCTATTCCTTTACCTGCAGAATCAGCTATTTGTTTTGCTACATTTAAATTACTATAAAAAGCTGGTAGAGCAACTTGAAACTCTTGTAATTCTAAAGTAGGGGTATTTTCTCTACCAACACTATTTCTTTTAGTTTTTGTCCACTTAAAATTCTTTACTACATCTATTACTTTACCACCATCTGGTACTAGTCGATCACTTTTACCCTCAACAGTTGCTGACGCTGCGGCTGCTGCAACTCCGAATGTTCGGTCAACATCGTCTCCTCCTATCCCTATTTGAGATTGTTCATCTCTTACAAATTTAAATAATTTATTCATTTATTAATATCTTAATGTTAACGTCTCCTGTATCTACGAGAAGGTGCGGATGGTGCAACGTATGTATTTACTTGAGTTTGGTTTACAGTGCTTTGATTTGGTGCGAGACCAAATGCCTTGTTTATTATTTCTTTATCTATCTGTTCTAACGTTGGTAATTTTTCTGGCTGATTTATAGGAGTAGCATCTTTTAATAACTGATTGTCCATTTCTTTAAGCTGCTGTTTTAATGCAGGTAAATCACCCGTGTCAGCTTTTTGCTCTGCTCTTAGCATTGCTTCTCTATCTCCCTTATAGACATCTGATAATTTCTTTTTAATATCGTTTCTTAATTTATTCTTTTCTCCACCAGGGTCTGGATCAGTTGTTAACCCAAGAGAGGATTTTATCTTTTCCCTTATACCAAAAGTTTCTGGTAAATTGTCTACTATTGATAATATCATATCTGCTATGTTATCTTGTACAGTGTTAATTGTATTTTTTATAAAATCAAATACTGAAGTAAACATATCTTTAACAGGGGTAATTATATAATCCTCTACTTTATTATATAACCATCCAAAAAGTTTTTGAGGGTTACCACTTTTATCTGTAAGACCTAAAACTGAACTTGCATCGTTCAGCATAGACAATGCAGTTATAAGCGGCATAAGAGGTCCATATGCTAAGTGACCTGCAAAAGCTCCAAGTGTTTCCAAACTTGGGTTATCCCAAATAGCAGAGAATTTAGTTCCTAGCTCTGCCATCCATTTAATCATAGGAGTTTCAGATAAATAATCGATCAATTTCTCATACATACTTCCAAAGAAACTTGTATCTCCACTTTCTTTTTTAAATTCATCAGCTTTGTTTTTGAGGAAGTATTGTAATACGTCTATACCAATACCAATACCAGTTCCAAGACCAGGTACCGCATAAGCAAAACCAGCAGCTAAATCCATCAAACCAAATATAGTATTATCAATACCACCAGCCTTAATCTTTTTGTATGCTTCGTAAAATGAAAATAGAGAACCAAGAATTGGTATCCTCCTCAGTACTGGGCCAGTAAACTTAAATATCTTACCGGCAACTTTAGCTAGTAAACCAGCAGTACCACCAGCGGCTCCTATACCTAATACTTTACTAAGCTCACCAAGAGCACCTACTGCAAACAATCCACCTAACCAACCCATCGCTGTTTTTGAACCAGAGTCCATTGATTCTCCTAGCTTTTCTGTTACTGAATCCTTTGTACCTGGAGGTGTTGATATTTTATCTTTAAAATTACTCTCAGGGCCCTTCTTAAACGTTTCCACAAGGAAATCTTTTATATCTTTTAAATGAGATGATATACTGTCTAATGGGTTCTCACCAATTTGGGCTTGCGCTGTACCATCAGTTGTTTTTCCTTTTTCTTTTGACCCGATTACCGCGATGGACAGATTTGTTTTTAGAAGCTCCCGAATATTCGTGCTGATATCCCCTAACCTGTGAATAATCGCGGGTATATCTTGTTGACGGAATTCTTCCATCTGAGATCTATTAGCCTCAAGGCTCGCTTGGTTACCCATTAAAGCCTTGAGTTGTTCTGCAGTTAACTCTGCCATATAATTATTTAATTATTAGGCAAAGAATACACGTGGATCTACTTCGAAGTTTCTTACAGGTTGTATTGGTTCTAGAGCTTTATCTATGTGATTAGTGATAGATGTTATCTTATTCATACTCAAATACCTGTATAAAGTCTCAGCAGTTTCAATATCTTCTGCTTTCAACTCATCGGTATCTACTTCAATTGTATGTACAAATCTAAAAATAAAATAAAATAAGGCATCAACAGACTTCATTTCGTCTTTTTTTGTTTCAATAATATATTTTAAATATGCTAATTCTTTCGCTATCTCTGGTAGTTCAAATTTAAATATAAAGTCAGCTCCTTCTATAGTAAGAGTGTAATCTGGTATTTGAATGTCAGTAATTTCGCACTCTACTTGTTCATCAGGCTTTACGTCATTAAACCATTGTTGTAATATATATAGTTTATCTAAATACCCGATATTTCCTTTTGCTTCTCTCCGTATATGGTTATTAATAAACTGTAGATATTTCGTACTAGCTGTTAGTTGATTATCTACGCTCCTCGCAAAATCTTCAAACTTAGATTGTAGTTCTAAGTTAATCTTACTGATTTCAACAGACTGATTACTAATAGGTAAAGTAAAATTTAATTTACTTAACTCACTGAGTTTCTGGATTATTGCGTTCATTAATTAGTTTAATACCTTTTGTTAAATATTGTTTAGCTTGTAGGAAAGAAATTTTATCAAAAGCTTCATACGTAAAATTATATTCTTTCATTAAAAACAACCGCTCATCAATTATATTTTTGAACGAAGTAACAAAAGCTAAATATATTATTTTAATTATTAACTCAATATCTAGTATAAATCCACTAGTCACAGGGCCTACTTCATATATTAAAGTTTTATTTAACTCTTGTATATATGGATTTATATAAGGTTGTAATTGATCATATAAAGTTTTAGGTATTAAATTAAAATCATCATTAGTTTTTATATAATGAATGTCATTTTGATATTGTATACTCTTAATACAATGCATTGGTTTACATGTATAATCTATTATATTTGGATAATCTAATGCAAATTCAAAATCCCCTACTGTACATGTTGTAGGGTTTGGTTCTGGTAGGTTTAAAATAAAATTTTCTTTGAAGATGAGTAGCTCTTTG